AAACTTCGAGTGGAATGGTATCTGTTTGCTGATGAGGCGAAGGAAAAAGGGTTTGTTGATTATATCTTAGGAACAGACTGCGACATTGACGCGGTGATTTAAGGAGGATTATATGGAGGAGTATCTTGGATTTGTGGAAGCGACACTTTCTGATGACGAGATTAACGCTATCTTCGGTGCCGAACCATCCGGTACATTTGGATGCATTCAAAATCAATACCTCGTGGCGAAAGACCAAGACGGCAATGTTCTCAAGCTGTTAAGATGCGATGAGGACAAGCTCTGCATGGTTCCTTATAAGACGATTAACAGCCGGTTTCTCGGCGAAGTAAAGCCTCGCAACGCGCAGCAGCAGATGGCTATTGATATGCTTTATAACGGCGATATTACGGTAAAAGTGATTGCGGGCAAGTTTGGAACGGGAAAAGATTTTCTGATGTGTTCTGTTGCTGTTGACTTGCTTGAACGCAATAAGTTCGACAGAGTTATCTATGTTCGAAACAACATCGAGGTCGAAAATTCAAAACCCATTGGTTTCCTCCCCGGCGAAAAGGATGAAAAATTATTGCCGTTTGCAATGCCTCTTGCCGACCATCTCGGCGGTCTCGAAGGGTTTAAGCTGATGGTTAGCCGCGGGCAAATAGAAATAGTACACCTTGGCTTTATTCGCGGCAGGGATTTCAAAAACTCAATTATTATCTGCTCCGAGGCAGAAAACATGACGAAAGAACATATCCAACTGCTTCTTGGTCGGGTCGGCGAGGGTTCATCCGTCTGGATTAACGGCGACCTTAAACAGTGCGATGCTGAGGTGTTTCGGAGGAATAGCGGATTGACAACTGCGGTTAATAAGCTGAAAGGGAACCCAAAGTTTGGATATGTGAAATTGATGAAAACGGAAAGAAGCGAGACGGCGGCTATGGCCGACCTGCTCGACTGAAAGGAGGAGTGGTTTTTATTAAACTGGTTTTGTACTCGACAGGATGCCCAAAATGTGAAGTCTTAAAGAGAAAACTGGCCGAAAAGGGGCTGCAGTATGCAGAGTGTAGTTCCGTTGATGAGATGAAAGGTCTAGAAATTATGCAAGTGCCCATGCTTGACATTGACGGCGCTCTCGTGGATTTTAGACAAGCCGTGGATTGGATAAACAAATACGAGGGGGTGGGGGAATGAATATTCCATTGAAGGTGAACAGAGATTTTGAAAAAGCGACGCAGGCAATGAATGCAAAATACGGAGAGGACTTTGATTTTCTCAATGGGTTTCATGAAACGCAGCTGAATTTCTCTGATTTTATCGATAGTTTTGTCGATAAAAACGTGGCTGATGCTACCATTGATGCCAATGCCAACGCGTCCAGCAAAGATATCAGAAGTCTCATCAACGAAAAGGGGAAATCTCTGGATAAGTTGTTTGCATTCAACAAGATTTTTTATGAGATGAAGAAGAAATACAACCTCAAAACAGCGAAAGAGTGGCTTGAGTGCGAGCATAGCGGAGCCTTTTACTTGCATGATGCCCCATCCACGACATACCTCCCATATTGTTATGCATATGACTTGACTCGACTGGCGACCGAGGGGTTATTTTTTCTCAAGAACTATAATAATCAGCCGCCAAAGCACCTCACTACGTTCATGGACGACGTGATTGAATATATCAGCTACATGAGCAACAGAAGTTCAGGCGCGGTTGGCATCCCGAACATCCTCATTTGGACGTATTACTTCTGGAAACGGGATTGTGAAACCGGATTTTATATCAAAGACCCGGACTATTACATTCGGCAATCGTTTCAAAAATTGATATATCGCTTAAATCAGCCATTTATGAGGGCATCTCAAACAGCCTTTGTCAACGTCTCTATCTTCGATAGCAACTACATTGAAGCTCTTTTCGGCGGTGTGCAATTCCCGGATGGAACCTATGTTATCGACTGTGTGGAAGAGCTGATTGAGCATCAAAAACTTTTCATGCAGGTTGTCTCTCAGATTCGTAGCGAGAATATGTTTACGTTCCCGGTTTTTACATACTCGTTGCTGCACCAAAACGGCAACTTTGTTGATGAAGAATTCGCACGCTGGTGCTCCGACCACAACACGCTCTGGAACGATAGCAATTTCTTCGTGAGCGGAGATGTAACGACATTAAGCAACTGCTGCCGTTTGTTGTCTGATACGTCGAAGCTCAATGCGTTCATCAATTCCATCGGAGGGACGGCGTTGTCTGTTGGTTCCGTTAAGGTGAATACCATTAACCTGATGCGCATCGCGCTAGAAACGGAATGCGACGGAAGAAAATATCTGGCGCTGCTCAAAAAGAGAGCCGCACTTTGCTGCAAGACGCTGGATGTCGTGAGGCACATCATAAAGCGCAACGTTGAAAAGGGGCTTCTGCCGAACTATCAAGACGGCGCGGTTGAAATGGACAAGCAATACTGTACGGTGGGCATTCTCGGACTATTTGAGGTCATAGAAGCCTTCGGATATACCTACGCAGACGAGTTTGGGTATACATATTACACGGACGAGGGCGTGGAATTCGCTTGCAAGATTTTTGATGTGCTGAACGAAGTGAAGGACGGATTTACGGACGAGTATTCCTTCAACGTAGAATCTGTGCCGGCGGAGCGAGCGGCGGTTATCCTTTGTCAGAAAGACAACGAGTTGTTTGACTTGCGGGATAAATTTATCTACAGCAATCAGTGGGTGCCGTTGTCCGCAAAATGCACGATTCAAGAGAAACTGCGCTTGAGCGCGATTTTAGACGAGAAGTGCAGCGGAGGCAGTATTGCGCATATCAACCTTGATGCCAATTTCCCGAACACAGATGCGGCGTGGGAAACGCTGAACAAGATTGCGGGAGCCGGCATCATTTATTTTGCGTTCAACACCCGCATCAATGAGTGCAAAAATCATCACGGCTTTGTTGGCACCGACGTTTGTCCAAATTGCGGAGAGCCTGTATTTGACACCTACCAAAGGGTCGTGGGCTATCTCGTTCCGACACGCGCTTATTCCAAGGATAGATTTAGAGAGTTTAATGCCAGAAAATGGTACGAATATGCAGAAATGCTGCAAGAATAAAGGAGAAATAGAATGAGAAATGATTTAACGGAAATCGTATTCATCCTCGACCGGAGCGGCTCAATGCACCCCCTGGTCAACGACACCATCGGAGGGTACAATTCGTTTGTTCAAAAACAGCGCGAAACCGACGGAGAGGCGAACCTTACAACGGTCTTGTTTAACGGTGTGTGCGAAGTTTTACATGACCGTGTTGATATCAAGGATGTACAGCCGCTCACAACAGACGACTATTTTGCGCGCGGTGGTACGGCTATGCTTGATGCTGTCGGGGGAACAATCAACGACATTGGCAACAAGATTCGTAAGATGGATGAAGCAGACCGCCCGTCAAAAGTGATTGTTATCATCACAACAGATGGGATGGAAAACGCAAGTAAGGAATTCACGAAACAGCAGGTGAAAGATATGATTACTCACCAGACCGAAAAATACGGGTGGGAATTCATCTTCTTGGGTGCAAATATTGACGCGGCAGGCGAAGCAGGAGGCCTCGGGATTCGCGGTGCGAATTCCAGCGGCTATACGGCAAGCGCTATTGGGACGAAAACAATGTATTCCACGATAGCGGACACCGTGAGGGGTTATCGCGTTACCGGGCATATCGCGTCCGACTGGTCTTCAGGGCTCGAAGCAAAGGAGTGAGAAGACCGTGGTTGTTAAGACGATTGTGGATGAGGACTTCGTGAATTATCGAGTGCCGGTGATGTATATCGGAGCAGCGCATTGCAACGGGAAGTGTTGTCAGGAAGCCGGAATCCCAAGGTCTGTTTGTCAGAACGACGCGTGGCGCAAAGCCGCCACCGTCGCGATGGCGGATGATGACATTATTCAGCGGTACCTATCCAACAGCATTACACAAGCAGTCTGTTTCGCCGGGTTGGAGCCGTTTGAGCAATTCGACGAGATGTTTAACCTCATCTCAAAGCTTCGCAACGACTATCGCTGTGGCGATACAGTGGTTATCTACACCGGCTATAATAAAACCGAGATTTCATCTCAGGTCGAGGCGCTCAGGATTTTTCCGAATATTATCATAAAATTCGGAAGATATGTTCCCGACCAAGAGAGGCATTATGACGAGGTGCTGGGCGTGTACCTGGCTTCCGATAACCAGTACGCCGAGAAAATCAGTTCGTAAAATGGGGAGGAGAATACATATGGGAGAAAAATTAACCATCAGATTTGAACTCATAAACGAGTTTGGAGAAGAATTTTCGCAGTCGTCGTCGGTGGGTGTACACCAGGATGTCGGCGGCTCGGATTTAGATGTCATAGGCGGTAATCTGAATGTTTTCCTGAAACAATGCGGGTATTACCGAAAACACGATAATATTTTCATGGGATCTGTTTCGGATGAGGAATACGATGCCATCGATGCGTTTCTGGAAAAATATCGCCAGGACAAAGAGGAGGCAGAATCGTGAAAATATCTCAGAACCCCGATAAAAGCTACGCGGACATCGTTCTCGAAAAGCTGAGGAATAACGGTGGGTACTGCCCGTGCCGACTTGAAAATACCGCAGACACAAAGTGCGTGTGCAAAGAATTTCGGGAGCAAATCGGCAGGGGAGAGCCGGGGGTGTGCCATTGCGAGCTGTTTGTGGCGGAGGCGGAATGACATGGTAGGATACATAGAAGCCGTCGTGATAGGTTTTTCCGTAGCTATCGTTTTGCGCATCGTGATGCAAATTCTTTCGGAAAACAACAACGATGATGCCGGATTTGCGTAATAAAGGCATCTGCCACATATGGAAATGAAAGGAATAAGAATGGTTATAAATTTCAAAAAGATGAACGACAATGCAATCGTCCCGACTCGCGGTTCCGCACAGGCCGCCGGGCTTGATTTGTACGCACAAACAAAATCGGAGGGGCAGGCGATTCCTGCCGGCGGAACGGAGAAAATCGGGACGGGAATCAGCGTGGAAATCCCGGACGGATGCTTTGGCGCAATTTTTGCCAGAAGCGGCCTTGCGACAAAGAGAGGCCTGCGCCCGGCGAATTGTGTCGGTGTAATCGACTCCGATTACCGTGGAGAAATTATTGTTGCGCTGCATAATGACGGCGATTCGTGTGAAAATATTTGCAACGGAGACCGCATCGCTCAGCTCGTGATTATGCCCTACATCAAGGCGGAACCAAACGAGGTCAGCGAGCTGTCCGAAACAAAACGCGGCGAAGGCGGCTTCGGGAGCACGGGTGGGTTCGGAGAAGTAGATGGCGAACAGATCGAGTTTTTCTGATGCATTGACAAAGGAGGGGAGATTGTATGAAAGACCAATACACAGTAGACAAACATAGCGCAAATCACAACGGCATGATTTTTACCGTTAAAAATTATACGCCCAACCTACAGTCTGAAGACAGAGCGGACGCGAAGCGAATGATTGAGGAGCGCTTATATGCTGTCTTTGGAAAATATATCAAAAACTAAGTGCGAATGTTCGGGCTGTCACCCTATGGTGGCAGCCTCGAATTTTAAGGAGTTGAAGAAATGGATTTTATTTATGCACGACAATCGTTGGACAAAGAGGATAGTATTTCTATTGAAAGTCAAATCGAATTGTGTCTTAGAGAAAGCACATCTTCAGAACACAGAGTCTTTAAGGACAAAGGATATAGCGGAAAGAATACAGAGCGCCCGGACTTTCAAGAAATGATGGCCTGTGTTCGAAGCGGAAACATAACGCGGGTTATTGTCTATCGGCTTGACAGAATCAGTAGATCTGTGTTAGACTTTGCAGGACTTATCAACGAGTTTCAGAGCTATGGGGTGGAATTTATTTCCATTACAGAACGATTCGATACCTCAACGCCTATAGGAAAGGCGATGCTCATGATAGTAATGATATTTGCGCAGCTTGAGAGAGAAACAATACAGCAGCGCGTAATAGACGCATACCGCTCCAGAAGTCGCAGAGGGTTTTATATGGGCGGAACAGTTCCTTACGCCTTTGAGAGAAAGGATGCTGTTATAGGTGGAATTAAGACGAGTATGTACGAGGCAATACCTGAAGAAATGAAGGTTGTGCGGATGATATATTCCCTGTATGCAGAGCCGCAGACGTCGTTTTCGGATGTTCTAAACTATCTTGTTGCGAATAACATTAAAAACAATGTTGGAAAGAATTTTAGCAAAACGCGAATTAGAGACATTCTAACCAACCCGATTTATGTAAAAGCAGATGACAGGATCTTTGAGTTTTTTCAGACGCAGGGAGCGGAGATTGTTAGTGATATTTCTCAGTTCATTGGGACGAACGGCGCATATCTGTACACAGGAGATAAATCACCGAAAAGAAAAGCGATTTCCATCAGCGGACATGTATTGGTGCTGGCTCCGAGCAAAGGGTGGGTTGACTCGGACACATGGCTTAGCTGCAGGAGGAAGTGCTTGAATGTCAAACAGGCAGCGAAGCCTGTCAAAGCAAAGAACACATGGCTCGCAGGTAAAATTAAGTGCATGAGTTGCGGCTATGCGCTGTCGCTAAATGAAAGTAAGCGAAAAACAAAAGAGAACTCTCGGTATTATATGTGCTACAGAAAATATATCTTTATGGATTGCGCTGGTGTGGGAGCTGTTCCGGCTGAGAAGATTGAAGACATTGTACTTCTGGAGATGAGGGAAAAGCTGAAAGAATTTCCTGAATTGCAAAAACATAAAAAACCGGAGTCAACATTCCAGCTTACAAAAATAAAAGTGCGTGTAGATCAGATTGAAAAAGAAATCAATACACTTGTTGAGAAGATTGCAGCTGCGAGTACAGCAACAATGGGGTACATTAACGGAAAAATTGACGAACTTGATGCCGAGCGAACTCAGTTGAAGAGGGAAATCGCCGATATATCAGCCGACATATACGGCAAGAAAGACATGGGGATTATTCGAAATTACTTAGACGGCTGGGATGAAATTAGTATCACAGATAAGATTACGGTCGTTGATGCCCTCATTGCGTTTGTACGAGCCGATAAGGATACCATAGATATCGTTTGGAAAATATAAATGCGTTGTATGTTGATTGTTTTGCTTTGACCTCCACGCCAAAAACCGCTATAATATACGAAAACTGCACACGAAAAATGCAACGATGGTGTACTTTCGCAGAAAAAGCATCCCCAAAAAACATCAAGGAGCATACAAGCCATGATACTCTCCGACAAAACCATCCAAGCGCTGCTGGC